TGCAAGCGCATCTGCTTTATCTGGAGACTTAATACCTCTTTTGCGCATCTCGTCTTTACTTTCTATTTTTATTTTACCACTAGAAGTATATTTATATAAGGGGGAAGCTAATTCAGCTTCTAATTCATTATCATCTGGTAATCTACAATCTCTATGCGACAACCAATCTTTAATACTAAACCACAACTCCGCACGCAAGTTTAAATAATTTTTTTTCGTAGCAGGTGCTTCGGCAACATTCACGCCACGCACAGGTAAGTTCTGCTCGGCGAGTCTATCCACCACGCCTGCGCCCAATCCGATTACATCAACCAATATTTCTTGTGGTCGTTCTATCGCAGTAGCATCATCATAGCGATTTTTTATCAGGCCACAAAACTGCATTAGATCCATAGAAGGAAAAGACTGTATTTCAAGTACATGGTTTCCTTGACGCACGCATAGTGCAGATTTATCTCCACCAAATCTTGCGACATCAACACCCCAAACGATAGGCTCGCTTGCTGTAAGAGAGACATCTCTATCGACTGCGCTTTTAATTAGCTCCATTGGTATAACAGTATCGTCATCCGCCGATGGGAACTCGCCCATCACCTCCACGCGCGCAACGGTAGAATCTTCGCCGTACTGCTCAATCATCTTGGAGAAGAGATCCTTGTCCGTGCCTTCAACCGTGCGTGAGTCGATCTGCTCGTTCTTCCAGAATGGTTTTGCGCTGTGGAAGGAATCGTAGAAAGGTCCTTGATTCCTGCGTGGGTTGGAGAAAGTAAACCAAAATCTGTTAGGCGTGGGTTCGGAGAAGAAACCCTCAGATACAGAATAAATAGGAGAAGGAATACCTGATGCTTCATCCATGATCAGGCATACGCCGTAAGATGAATGGATGCCTGCAAACGCATCTGGGTTTTCCTCACTCCATAACTGTGCCTGGGCATAATAATAACCAGTATCAATCTTTAGATCTCGCTCTAAAGCTTCATCAAACCATCCAGATGGCTTTATGGTTGTAGCAGTTTTTGCCCACCAATGAGAATTTATTGATAATGTGAGCCATTTACCAAGCTCTGCCCATGTTCTACTTCTTAACTGTTGTTCGGTGTTAGCAGTAACAATTACTGTGGATCCAAGTCTGGTTGATAACATCCACAAAACAATCCAAGACACCAAAGCTGATTTACCAATACCACGTCCAGATGCTACAGCCATTCTAAACATCTCTGGCAAGTCCTTCATACCATTACGTTGAATGTGTATTGTCATTTCTCTCAAAATTTTTTCCTGCCACTTCCTTGGACCTGTAAAATCTTCGAGGGGGGTGTCTTTTATTCCCCAAGGGAACACGAATTTAACAAAGTTTAGTGGATTGTCTTTGATTACTGGTGACCAAAGCTCAGTCATTAACATTTTTTCATCTTCTGGCTTATATTTCATAAAAAAATTATCTCACTATGTATTTATAATTACCGCCACCGCCAATAAACAAAGGGGGGGTCAATTCTGTTTTTACTAGCACGCTCACGAACGCAAGAAAATCCTTGTGCAAATATGCACGGACGCTTGTGCGTGCATGCATGCATGCTTACTTCTTAATGTCATCTAGCTTTAGCCTTTCCTCTGGAACCGTCTCTCCTTCGATCACGCGTGCTTGCGCGACTTGCATAACGTCCTTGAGGTTTAGATTGTGCTGGACCTCCTGGCGGTCGCTCCATTCGTCTGGAGATCTATTTTTGAGGTAGAACTGGATCGCCTGGAAGTTGCCTTCGTGGATTTGATTCATCAATGCGGACGTGGCTACTTTCATTCCAGCCGCCTTGCCGCGTGCGAGAGCCTCCGAAATTTCCTTTTTACGCTTTCTATTCTTGTTGAACGTATCCCATCCAATACCAAGAGATCGGCAGATATCCATGATTCCCAAGCCTTGTGCAGCTAACATCTCTACCTGGTCAGCATCAATAATAATCTTTTTTCTTCCTGGTTTTCCACTCGGCATTTTGCTCATAATCCGTTTAATTATAGTGTATTTATAATGTTTATATATGCTTTTATTAAACTAATTAATAATTATGTGAGTATATGTGTTGACATCTGAGTATATATCCGTATACTAATAGTTGTGGTTGTTATTTTAAAAGGAGGAATTATGAGAGAAGCAACGCTTATTAAGAAAATCAACAAACTCTATCCAGGTGTAAAAGCTACACCATTGGCTGAGTTCTATGGTGATGAAACCAAAGAAGGTATTTGGTTCAGAGGTAGTGAAGGTGACCCCATTAACGGAGAACCAGTTTACAACTACTGGTATACAGGATGGGCAGAAACTTTTGGAGTCAATCCAGAGTTTGACAAACTTGTAGAAAAATGTGGCTGGCATTGTGAAGCATACGATGCTGGAACTTTAATGGCTTATCCAGGTTAAGGAGGAAATATGGATATTAATAAAATAAATTACTTTGCTGATATAAAGAAAGCGGATGGTAAGAGAGTTGCGTTGTATGACGGAACTGATATTGGTTTACCAGGTACTGTTGCTGTGGTTGACTATGAAGGAGGTTACCATGAATTGATTGATTTTAATGCTGGTGATCATGCGAACTGGGATCAAACAAAAATTGATACCTGGAACACTGAGCAAGGTTTAAATAAAAACACGGTTGATATGATCATCAATCAAAGCATGTGGCCAAGTCACGAAACAAACAAAAGAGAGGTTTAGTGAATATGGAAATAAAACTAATGGTAAAGAATGTGTTTGGTAATGAACTGGTCTATCCAGTTTGTTACCAGGCAAAAGCTTTGGCTAAACTGAAAGGTACCAAGACTTTCAATGATGTTGACTTAACCATCATCAAAGGTCTGGGTTATAAATTTAAATGGGTCGCTTTAACAAAGGAGGTAGCGTGATGTTTGATGTAATTAGTTATGATGCCAATGGCAAGGAAGATAAAGTCATGGCAAAGAAACTCCAGGACGGATTTGCAAAAGTCTATGACAATGTATGCAAAGAGTGTTTGGGAACTGGTAAGAGAAAAATTACTTTTGAGGATTGCTTTGGTAACCCAATACCAGAGAAAACTGTTTATTTAAAATGCAACTGCAAGGAGGTGGCGTAATGGTTAAATTTAAAAGCGGAGATCATGTAATTTGTAATGAAAACCATGAGTCTTATGTTTTAAATTACTACACAGACAAAATGGTTGAAGTGAGACTTTGGAAAGGTCAAAGACATATTGGTGATGTGTGTGTCCATGAAGATGATTTAATTTTAAAGGAGGTGAAATAATGGATATAAAATCTAGTGATGACATAGTAAAAGACTTAATCCCATACGTTATTAAGTTAGTAAAAGAAACAGCATACACCGATCCAAATGATCCAAGGGTGACTGACGCAGATGCTCTTGGAATAATTGTGGCCAAGTATTTAAAATGGGATGGTTGCGATATTATGGAAACAATGTTCTCAGCTCTGGAAGATGCCAACTTCCATGATCTTAACAAAAGATTATTAAAAACATACGAAGATTGGGAGAACGAGGAAGATCCTAATGAACTTGATTGGAACAATACAGCAAGTCCTTTGCATTATTAATTATGAATAAATTAAAAATATTTGTAGACATGGACGGAGTTTTAGCAGACTTCGTCCAGGGCGTTGAAGGTCCAGAGTTTTTAAATGGACCTTTGACTCACGATGCTGAATACGATACCAGAAAACTAGAGCTGTCTAATAAAGGTTTGTTTGCAAAGTTACCAAAGATGGCAGACATGGATCACCTGGTAGATCATATCAAACAAAGTGGTGAGTATTGGGAGATCTTAACCGCGACAGGTGATGTTAATAGATCTAGAGTTGCAGCTGACAAAAACAAATGGATCAAAGAACATGTGGATCCAAACGTATTAATTACCTGCACCATCAAAGGTAGACATAAGGCCGTCTTTGCTAATCATAACCATGTACTAATTGATGATAGATTAGAAAACATAGAAGCCTGGACCAAGGCTGGAGGTATAGGTATTTTGCATAAAAATGCACAAGAAACCATAGAAAAATTAATACCTCTTTTTTTCTCATAAGGGTTGATATAAGTAGTATAACGTACTATAATAGTTTTGTGGTTGTGATTAATAAAGGAGAAAAAATGAGAAAACACAAATGGGATGACGAGAGATATGTTGGCGGTATTGATACTGGTGACAAGATCTATTACAAAGGTGATACTGCCAACATACCTGGTTGGGGAACTGTTACCAAGGTTGAGCCTTGTGACTGGTATCACAAAACAATAACTATTAAATTAGAAGATGGTAGGGTTCAAAGAATTAACCCTTACATGTTGGGTTGCCAGACTGAAGCTGACAAGCCAATCTATGACCAAGGTGGTTTGCAAAGACATGTGATAGCTTACAAAAAAGAATGGGAGGTGGCGTAATGAGAGACGAAAAAACATTTATTGATTATCTTGTGGCTTTTTATGGCAAACAAGGCCTAGAAAAACATTATGAAATGACCAGAGAAGATGCTATTAAATACACAAAGATTTACAAAGATCTTTTCCCAAACCTATGGGGTGGTGGAGATAGCCTGGACAGAGAAAAAGTTGCAACACTATATGTCATGGGAAGAGCGGATGCATTGGCTAAAAAACACAATGAAGAGGAGGTAGCATAATGGATAAAGACCAAATGAGACAATTATTAACTTATCTTAAATACGGAATGGCTGAACAAGACAAAGCGATAGCTGCTGGTGATAAGTACATTAACAAAAACTGGAGAAGGACTGCTAAGTTAAAAATAAAATATTTAAAAGAAGCAATCAAGGAGGTGGCGTAATGGCTTTAAAAAACAAATCACATAAAAGCATCCTTGGACAGATGCGTAAGAAGTATGGACTCAAAGACAATGTAGATCCAAAGAAAGCAGAGATAGCTATGACACCAGGCGACTGGAAGATCTTTAGCGAAGCTTTGACTTTCCCAAATGGTAAACCGAGTAAAAGGGAGGATAAATAATGGACATACAACTATTACCAATATTAGTTTTCATGGCAGTCTGTTTATATGCAGCTGCCTTGATGATCAAGGATAAAGACCAATGATCTTTTCAATAAACATAAACGGAAACATCATTGACTGGTGTTATAACTTAGATTGCCAGGACAAACAATATCATAAAACATGGATTCCTAAACTTAGTGACATTCAAATAATAACCAAAGATCTTGGAGATCTTACGGTTAGCCAGGTTAGAAAAATAATTCTGGAAGATATCCAACCAGATATAAATATGGTTAGAGATCATAATAATAAAGTGGCAAAAGAAAGGAGGCAAAGAATATGAATTTCGATATAGCTTTTGGTAAATATTCAGCTTATTTTAGAGATATGGGTTTTGGTACTCAACTACCATACATATCCGAAACACACTCTAAAGCGACAGGAGAGGGCGGATATTTGCTTCGTGATGAAAATGATATGCATATAGCCTACATAACAAAAGATGGCAAGGTAGAGGCTTAGAATGGACAGAAACACTATTCCAAAACACCTTAGACATTTAACCAAAGAACAGCTAAAAGCATTGTTCTATTTATTTAGGAATCCAGTATGAGCAACTTACA